GGCTGCTGATAAACCGGCTGCTGTTGTGCATACGCATTAGGGTCTTGTTGCGGCGGTAAATTCCGCTCGTAGCGTTCTGCTTCATTCAGCTCTGTCTGCGCTCGAAGTAATCCTTCTTGCGCATCAACGACTTTATCGGTGTCGCCTTCTTCATACGCCTGACGATACGATGACTTCGCCGTCTCAAGAGAAAGCCGCGCTCGCTCCTTGACCTGTGAAATCAAAGCTCCTTCGCCACGCTGAATCAGGGCTTCATAGCCCCGGTTCTTTTCGGCAAGTTGTTTGGCAAAATTGACCGCTTCTTCGCGCATACGCTCGGCAGCCTCACGCTGACGGCGCTCTTCATGCTGCTCATAACGCAGCTTGTCTATACGCTTACGAACCTTTTCGCTATAACCCTCCAGCTCCTCGTCAGCAACATCGCTGGCGGTCTCGGCGCGTGGAGGACGACGGTCCTCTGGCGGTCTATCATCTACGACCTCAATATCCAGATCAGGAGATTCCTCAACCTGATCCTGAGATCGCCGCCCTATCTGTGTGCGCACTCCGAAGAATTTATCTTCAGCGGATTGCGGTTCTTCTGCACTGTCTTCAACGACATTTTCTACTTCGCTCATACCTTTACTATACCTCGCGGATCCTCAACCACAGCTTCAATGCTGTCGTCATTGATTAACCGAAATTCCTTTCCATGAACTGAAAAGCGCGTACCGGAATAGGATCGCATTAAGACCCAATCTCCTTCTTTGCAGTACGCACCGGACGGAAAACGCTGTGCATCGGCGTAAGCATCTGGTCCCATCTTGAGAACAAAGCCAACGATCGATCCAACTTCTTCCGCGTACAACGTCTGTGCAGCCTTGATAATGCCGCCTTCCGTTGATTCTTCGGGTTCTGGGAGAGCAATTAGTATCTTGTACCCTTTCGGGTCAGGTAACTGTTGCGCGTTGCGAGCTTCATCGCCTATAGAGGCTAACTCGTTTTGTGCTAATGACTCACTCATTAGTATGTACCTTGCACTGGAAAAAGGCGTCCAGAGTCGCCTGCACCGCTATATGCGGAGATTCATGACCTCTCGAGGCGCTCCTGCACATCGAGAAGTTCCCGTTCAGCCAGCGCCAATCCTTCGATCATGCCGCAACATCGGGAATATTCACTGTGATCCTTGCAAGCACCCGTACTCAGGTGATCACTAGTCTCGTTCATAATCTGACGTATTTGCTGACGCAGGTACGACAGGGTGTTATCTGGGACCGCTCCAAGTTTTTCCACAATGGCATCACTCATCCATCAATTCCTTGGCAATCTCCACACCGATCTTGGTCCCTTCGATTTGTTCTTTAGACGCAATGCGCCGAGTCTCTAATTCTTCCTTGGAATTCTCTGAAGCGATCTTAGCTCCCAGCTTGGCGGTCTCAATCCGCTCCTGTAGATCCATTCGCTGCTGATCGAGCTGATCTTTACTTTGTAATTTCTGCAGATCCAGGTTGATCTTCGCCATCTCAGCCTGTGCTTTGGCCTGAACTTCCTGCTGCTTGATCTCAAGCTCCTGACGCTGCATTTGCAGGATAGGATCTTCCTCTTCTTCCTGGCGCTTCTGCATTTCCGCTTCTTTCTGGTCTTTACCCAGTAACTGAGCAGCAGCCGGAGCCACTAATTGCGACAAACGATGCTCAATATCATCAGGCAGCTTCTCTTCTGGTGGCGGTAATGGCACACCGAGTTCTTTTTCAATCTCACTGCGGTACTTAAAGGCCAAATGTTCGGAAATATGTGCCGACATAGCGCCCTGTATGGCTTGTGCGTTGGGGCTTTGGCCCAACATCTCTTGAATCTTCGGATCCTGCACCAGAGACATGTGTGTTTGGATGTGTGCCTCGTGATCCTGGTAAATAAACGCCCTGACCGGGGCGGAATTGATGATTGCCATGTTTTCACTGACCGGATCCGCCGGATCGGACGCTTCTGTGGACGGAACAATGTCGTCTGCGTCCTGAATGCCTAATACATCCAACATTTGCCGGTGTAATAGGGGTAAATCGTACATATCGGGGGCTTGTGCCGCTAATTGCAGGGCCGCTTGGTACTGCATGATGCGTTGTGCCATCGTTCCCGCGTTCGGATCGCTGACCGGGATGATATCCACGCGATCATCGAAGTCTTCAGAGGACATGGACTCGCCTTGGAGCTCGTAAGGGTACTCGCCAGGCCCAAAATCACGCACAATGCCCGACAAAATGCGTAATTCCTTGCGCATCGAGGCATGCATACGGGCTTGTACCGCACTCATGACCTTCATTTGCCGTTCTAAGATCGCCAACGTGGTGCCTACCGGCGCTTCGGAGTTCATATCCGCCACTTTAACGTCCGCTGCCGAGGCAAAACGCCGTCCTTCTTCAACAATGTCGCCCATCATCTGGTACAACACGCTGCTTGGCTCTTTGTACGGCAAGAAACTGATGTTATCGCGGATAGATCCACCTGGAACGTCCACGTCTCGGAACTCTCCAGGCATAATAGGCGTGTCATCGCCCTTAATACGCAGCCCTCGAGCCTTCAAACCACCCGGAAGGTTGCTTAATGTACCCGCATCGACCAATTGTCGAAGCAAAGAGGTCGCTGATTTGGCTAATCCGCCGATCATATGGATCAAACCGAAGCCATAAAAGCCTAAACCGGGCATGTACTGGTAGTGAACGAAGTGTTCCCGCTTTACTTTCAGCGGATCGTCCTCGTACCAGTTGCGCCGTATCGACAAAACAGTACGAGAAGACTTATCTATGCTTACCACATACGGCAAAGCAATCCCTGTGGGCTCGCCCTTATCCGTATCTTCAAATCCCGGCAGGTCTAAATCCGCCTGGACTTCTAAAATCGTATGCCGCCCGTCCATGTCGTAGTTCGCAGAGTCGCCCGTCAACTCATTGTATTTGCGCTCAATGACTCCGGTATCCGGCGAAGGGTTCGGCAAGTCCACGTCCAGATAGAAACCGGACACCTGGAGCTTGCGCACCTCGTTTTTGCTGCGCTTCATGACATGCGTGGCGCGTTCACAGGTGGTGAGATCTGCCGCTCCATAACTGACGACAAAATCTTCTGCAGGAACAAACATACTGCAGGGCCGTCCCATGTTCGGGTCGTAATAGACTTTACGGAACGCCGATCCTGCCAACGGCAGAGAAAACAACATCTTCTCTGTCTCGGAACGGTACTCGGTCATCTGCTCCGTAATCAGATAATTCAAATAATTTTTTACACGATCGGCCTGGTCCTGCTTCTCCTGCGTGATCCTGCCGACAATCGATGTCTTTACCGGGCCACTGGCCGGGAATATTTCCTGAATGGCCTGTGCCTGGAATCGAATAACCGACTCCGTCAGCAGCGGGTGAAACACTCCACACGCACCGTCCCACGGGATCGTTCGGTCTTCATGCTTGAGGCCGAGCAAATCCAGGCCATTGATGTAGGTATCTTCCCAGTCACTGCGACTGTCCCGATCCGACTCATAGGCTGAAACCAGTTCAGACGATACCGCCCGAAGCTCCCCCTCATCGATAAATTCTGCCAGGTTGTCATCATGCGCTACCTGGCCTTCCATTACGTCCGGGTCAAAATCAATAATCATGCCTCCGTCCGGCGTCTCTACAGACACCGACTCGGGGTTCACGATCTCTATTTCCATCTCCGGTTCAGTGACCGGCAATGGACCCTGACCTAACGGACGATCAACAGCCATTAACCATTCTTCCTAAATTTTTGCGGACGTGCTGCGCCGCTACCACGGGCATCGGTGATGTCATGACCGTTTTCCACTCGACCACCACCACGCATATTCTTAGCCAAACGCTTCGCCCCTTTGGCGATCTTTGATACCGGACGCTTCACGATATCGCCAGAAAGATAATCCTTGGCAATATCTCCAGAGAGATAATACTTGGCTCCCCCCAAGGCCGCTTTACCTGCGTCTTTCGCAATATCCCCAGACAAATAATATTGGGATGCTTTTTTTCCTAAATCAGCCGCCTTTTTTGACAGCCTCTTTGCTTCTGTCGGCGTAGCCGGATCTTTAGACTGTGAGCGCCCACTCCTACGTTTAGCCATGTTACGGGTTAACGCTGGAAGGATTGTGGTTGATCTTTCCGCCGCCCTTCTTCTCGATGACTTGGTTGTACGAAGGAACAGAGCTGCCGCCTTTCATACCAAAGCCCATGCCGCCGCCCATACCGGGAGCACCAGGTGGTGGTTTTGGCTGCGCACGATACTGTGGAGCTAACGCCTGTCCTGTATTACGAGAATGCTCTCGAGCACTACGCAATAGACCTTGCTGTGCGCTACTTAAACCGCCCCCGCGATATTTTTTCACTCGACTTTTCTTGGGGCTGCCTGACTTGCTGTCGTATTTACTGGGCATTAAATTCTCCTAGAGATTGAATTTAGAGCGCAAGCGTTCGATTTCCGAAGGCGTAGACTTGAGCTTCTCATCGTTTTGCGCTGCACGTTGTTGTTTCGTTCGAGTGGCGTCTTTTTTCATGCCGCGTCCTAATAGTATTGTGCCGTGCGTTTATAGATCGGTTCGTCTTCTTCGTCCGACTGTAAGCGGACAAAGCCACCCTGGCGAAACCGCAACAGGGCTTGTGTCGAGGAGTCGACTAAGTCGTCATGTTCCCCTGCCGGGAACGCTGCAAATTCCTCGATCACCTCTTCCGCCCAGCGGGTTTCCGGTGCCCAGATCACGCCGGATGCAAACAAGTCTGACACGGCATTGACTCTGGATATCTTGTCATTCCCCCGTGACGGTGTGTATTCCGCCACCGGAATTCCCATAGCGCGTAGCTCAAAGATGAGCGGGGTTCCTGCCGCTTTCGCTTCCACCACAAAGGCTTCCGGTTGCCAGTTCTGGTAGAAATCATAGGCGGTCTTTTTCAGCTCAGGGAATTCCAGACGCTCTTTATAAGCGTCCATCAAAATAACGTTGGGTTGTGTGACTCCGTCGTCATCGGGACGGTAGAACACACCCCAGGTGGTACAGGCTGAGAAGTCAGCGCGTTGAGTTTTCAAAAACGCGGTGTCCCAGGACTGAATAATAAACTCACACGGCGGCGGATCGTCCTCTTCCCAGCGTTTCCACCACTCTCTTTTGACGAGAGCGCCTTCTTCTGAGGTGGGATTCTGTTGATATTGTGCCGACCATTTCGGTGCCGGGAGCTCATTGCGTAACGATTCGAGTTCTTTCATCGGCCAGAATTCCGGCCATAACGGGGCTCCTGACGGCATAATTGCAGGAAATTCAATGACTTCCCACTCATCAACGCCTTCTCGCTGAACGGAGGACTTAATGATTTGCCCGGTCAGATCACGTTTGTGCCACCGAGTCATTACGACGACGATGGCTCCCCCTGGTTGTAAACGTTGTCGAGGGCCGGAGGTGTACCATTCATAGACTTTGTCAAAGACCGATGGATCAATGCTTTGTCCTTCCTGCTCCGAATGAGGGTCATCAATAATAAGCAGGTCAGCGCCTTTTCCGGTAACAGCCCCACCCACCCCGATCGCGAAATATTCGCCACCTTGGCTGGTACTCCATCGCCCCGCAGCTTTGGAATCGGCCCTCAACGACACCTTGGGGAAAATCGTCTTGTAATCATCACTGTCTACAAGGTTTCGTACTTTGCGGCCAAAACCCACTGACAACTCAGCGGTATGTGCCGTCTGAATAATTTTCTTCTCAGGGTACTGGCCTAAGAACCATGCCGGGAGCAGGTATGAAGCAAACTCCGACTTGGTGTGCCGAGGAGGCATGTTAATAATCAAACGTTTTAACTCACCCCGGGCAACCCGCTCAAAGGCTTCTGCCATGATCTTATGATGACGGCCTTCTATAAATGCAGGCCACACATCTTTCGTAAACCCCATAAAGGTCTCTCGAGACGCTTCCCTCCGCTCCGCCTTCTCATACTCTTCGAGTAGAGCAAGGATCTCCTTCTGCTCCTCGAGCGGCAAGTTTGGAATATTGCGCAAGGCAGATGCAGGGATCCGATCTTCTACAGGCATAAAAAGAGGTGAACGCTCCTAGGAATAGTCCTAGGCAAGGAAGAGTCCTAAGTGGAGGACTTATCTATGCGAGGCATATTCCTTACATATACAAAATAACAGGACAGTTCCTCTGCAGAGGAATCTCCTGGTTACCAGGAATCTTCCTGTACAAGGCATCGTCCTAGGGGGAACAATCCTTAGATTGTAACGAATTTAGCCTCTTGACAGGTAAAGTCAAGTTTTCATTAGGAAAAAATAGCCCAAAATTTGTAAAAAATTTTTTTGGCTAGGGACTCCTGGGCACATTCCTAGGAAAAAAGGGTCGAGTGTGCAGAGTGCAGTATGCATGTGAGGGAAAAATAGCAGATTATTTGAGGAAAACTCTATTCATAGGAAGATCAGTGCGCTTCCTCTTTAGGGGGGGATGGGTAGGCCATGCAGCATGGTTTTGTCCTGGAAAAACAGCGGCATATGGCGGAAAAGTGAAGGTGAAGCAGGGTGAAGCTGGAGTGGTTCTAGTTGAGCAAGTCAGATGGTTTTGTATGATCCAGGGACTCGGCATCATCATCGCTATGAAGCAGGGAGGACAGCCTACGTTCTATCTCAGCGGCCACATCATCAGCAGGTCTATCCGCTTCACTGGTGATCGTAACGTCCTTGAATAGTCCTACGCTTTTTCCTAACAGCTCGGCGGCCCTAAGCTGGTTAGTACTTGTCTCGATGGACCCATCCAAGGCGGACCTAAGATGATTCGTAACCTTTTCACGATCCGTGAGCGCAGATTGAACCACAGCACGCTCTCTGGCCTTAATTAGCGCATCGACCCTAGACCTAACCTCAACCTTCCCAGCAACCCTAGAGGCCAGCGTATGGATGCTAGCCGCCGTTGTTGAGGAGCCCGGCTGATATGCCTCTCTGTAGGCATCGGCCTGCGAAGCGCCACCAGCCAAACACCGAGAGAAATGGGCTTGCCGTGGTGTGAGAGTTTTCTTCTTCATAGATCCAATTTTAGATCCGGTGATCCCGACTGTCTGCCATGCAACAACAGACACTAGACAACTGCATAGCGACTATGCTTATAATGGGACACGCACACACATTCACTTAACAACCACTGTATAAACGTACAGCACTGAGGAAGATATGAAAAGAATACTAAGTTTCGGAGGAGGGGTAGACAGCACCTCCATTCTATTGATCCACCTATTCCAGGAAGACCTAGACATTGATCACGTCGTGTTCAGTGATACTGGCGCTGAGTCATCGGGAACCTACCGCAACGTGGAGCTGATCAAAGGCTTATGTAACGACGCGGGTCTACCTTTCAGCATCGTCAGTAAAGACGGCGAGAACATCACCCAATGGGTTACGCGACTGGGGATCGTCCCGGTCATGATTGGTGGCAAGCATGTCTGCTCCGCGAAGTTCAAAGGTGAGGTCATCGCCAAATGGGCAAAGGAGAATTTCCCAGGCGAGCAAATTACCTACCTGATCGGGATCGAAACCGAGGAGTTAAACCGTAAAAGACGATTCACCAAACCTGCCAGTGACAAGGCCGAGTACGAGTACCCGCTTATAGATAGAAACCTAACCAGAAAAGACTGCCTCGAGATCATCGAGCAACACGGACTCACGGTGCCCAAAAGCTCATGTGTGTTCTGCCCGTTTTTATCCGAGGGCGAGATCCGCAACGCCAGAAAGGATGCACAAACCTGGGATCTCATCAAGCTAGTCGAGGAGCGATTCGAGGAAGAATCTCCGATCAAGTATCAGCGATGGATCGACAATGGCAAGCCTCTTGGGCTCACCCGTCCGAAAGGCTGGGAGAAAGGCAGTGGAGCAGTCACCAAAGGCAAAGGTGATGTGGGTGATCACTGCAAGATTGGCTGGAGAGCGCCTGAGACCATGTGGCAAAAAGACTCCTGGGCAAACGGTTCTCGACTCTTCACCAGGCAAGTCGAAACCCCAGAAGGTAAGAGGCGTCTCTCTGTCGCCGAGTGGGAACAGCTCATCGACAGCGAAGAAAAGGAGTACCCCACATTAGGAGATCTCATAGCCAAAGCCAACGCAGCATAAGTCGAAACGCCGCAAGGCGTCACGGGGATACCGGCCTACCCCGTCTGAAGAGACAGGCCACAACTAGAGGAGACTTAATGGAATCTGATCCCAACCTAGAGCGAGACGCCTTCTGGCAGACGCGCTATAGGGGCGACAACGACAGCGAGTACCAGATCTATCTGGCGTGCGCTGACGATGGTGAGGGCAATGACTTCACTATGGGCAAGCCCCTGAAGACCTATGAGGAATGGCTTAGCAGCTAACCCTCGGTCTCGAACCCTGCGAGGGGTTTGTTACTCAACCTCGCAACACAACAACAATTCACAACTAGGAAAAATGAAATGAAAAAAGATATTAAAGAAGTCCGATACAGCAGAACCTACACGGTTCACTTCACTGATTGCTTCTCTAGTGCGTTCGATACCAAACCCAGACGCGCTGGTCCTAGCAATAACCGTATAGTTTTCGGAAAAGAAAACCTAACCTGGAGTGAACTCCTCGAGTACACGGCTAGATTTGAAAACACTTTCGACACCGAGAACGCTCAATGGTGTGATAAGCATGATCAGTTCGACTACTACGACAGCGACGGGAAAAAAATTGGGATCGTCTACCCGGTCGATTACGAATATGAGGTCATATACAAGCACTACCATCATTCAGGGAGCTTCAACACCTACAGCGAGACTTTCTCTAAACCACTCTCGGAGGATCCTTCTAAGGACGCTCTGAAGTGCGCAAGAAAACAAATCGGAGAGGGACATTGGAACGTCAAGATCAACATCAATTGTCTTTCACTTGGTGAGAACGAGATCGTCGAATCCTGGAATCTCTACAAAGTGACCGAGCGCATCATCGAGAGGGAGATTGCCTGATTCCATCCCCGTGCCTGCCCCAGAGGTAGGCATCTGGATGCAATCCAGCATCGTAAACTAAGGGAAATTATGAAAAAAGATATTCAAAAAGAGATCACTGAAAAGATCATAGCCTTGATCGAAGAACATGGTGCGAACTGGACCAAGCCTTTCGCAGAAATCGGTGGATCTCCAACCAACGCAGCCACGGGTAGGAAGTACCGGGGTGTCAACGCCTTTTGGCTTGGGCTGCTCGGCAAGAGTGTCGTAGCCACATACAAGCAATGGCAAAGCCTGGGCGCTCAGGTACTGTCCGGTGAGAAGGGAACCAGGATCTCCGTACCGATGACCATCAAGGACAAGAACACCGGGGAGATCACGGGAACCTGGTTTAGTGCCGCAACCGTGTTTAGTTCCGATCAGGTCACCGGATGGGAGGCACCTACGCTACCTGAAATCGACCACACCGAAATTCTCGCCAATGTGGATAAGTTTATTTCAAACACTGGTGCCGAGATCAAAGTATCTGCCGATGGTGGGTGCTACTTCTCTCCGAACCAGGACTTTATCCATATGCTCCATAGAGAGCAGTTTGGTGCCACTGAAACCAGCTCCGCAACCGAGTGTTTCTACAGCACCGAGCTACATGAGCTAGTGCATTGGTCCGGGCACAAGTCGCGCCTGGATCGACTCGAGCTAAAAAACAAACATGGCTACGCATTTGAAGAATTGGTAGCCGAGGTGGGGTCCGCGATCCTTTGTGCTGATCTCGGGGTAAGTACCGAAACGAGACCGGATCATGCCCAGTACATAGCGAACTGGCTGCAGGCACTGAAGGACGACAAGACCTTCATCTACAAGGCAGCGGGACAAGCCCAGAAGGCTGTGGATTTTCTCCACGGCCTACAGGAACAAGAGAGGGTAGCGGCATGACCACAAAACTATTCGAGGTGAAGATCACCAAGACCATCACTGAGTGCCATATGGTCACCGCAGAGAACTGGATCGAGGCCGAGGAAAAAATAATCCTCGAGGATCTAGAGCCATACAAGACCAAGACTGGAGATGAGGTCTTCGATATTACCGACCTGGGTCCAGTCGATAAGGAGTTGAACTAATGAGAC